TCAGGCGCCGCGCTCGTTCACGAACACGGCGACGGCGCCGAACAGGGTGGCGGCGACGGCGGCGAGCGCCTGGAATTCCGGGGCGGACAGGCCGATGGCGCCGGCCATGCCGGACAGGCCGGCGTAGGTGGACGGCTGAGACAGGGCGCGCAGGATCATGTCGAGCATGGTGTGTGCCTTTCCTTCAGGTTCGTGAGGGGGGTGAACGCGGGGAAGCGCTATGGGCCGAGGCCGTTTCCCCGCCGTCCGGGGCCGTGCTTGGAAACTGGGCCGACGCCCAGGTGCCGGGCGACGAACTCGCCGCCCTTGATCTCCAGGATCTGCAGGAGCGGGTAGACGCTGAACCCCGCGATCAGCAGGGTGCCGTCCCGATAGGCGAAGTCCGCCGGCAGGAAGTCCCCCACCACCTGCCCGATGAAGAAACCAAGCGCGATGTTGGTGAGGAAGCGCAGCCAGTTGAGCGGCACGTTCCTGGTCACGTGCGCGTAGAGGTAGTTCGCCATCGCGCCGAACGACGCGACGGCCCCATTGACCGCAAGTTCGTAGAACGCGGTGTGCTTGTCCATGGCGGCCCTATCAGCGCGGGTTTGGAAAAGGCGGGACGCGACTATTCCTGCCCCGCCGTGGAAGCGGCCTTGCCCACGTCCTCCTGCTCCGGCGTGAACAGCTCGGCAGTGATGCCCACGGCGTAGCCCTTCGCGTCGAACTGGTGCTCCACGATCGTGACGCGCCACTCCGTCGGCAGGCCGGGGCGGAAGCCTTGCAGCCTCAGCTTCTGCTCGGCCATGAACCGCGGGTCGCCGATGGTGGTGCAGGTGAACTTGGCCGCCCCCCGGTCCTTCCGGTTCTTGGTGCCGGCGGCGTCCGCCGCGGCGGCCTTGGCGTCGGCGCACGCGAAGCGGGTGTTCTGGTGGGGCGCCGCCCCGGCCTGCACCTGCTTCTGCGCGGCGGCGTCCTTGTCCCAGTAGGCCGTCTGGACGCCGCCGGCCGGTCCCTTGGCGTCCTTGGCCTTGCCGGCTTCGGCGCGCGCCTTGTGGCTGTAGATCCACGTGGACAGCCGGTCCATCCGTACGACGGCTTCGGGCAGCGTCTTGCCGCTGACGGCCTTGGCCTTGCCCTTCGGCGCCAGCACCAGCATGCTGTTCACCGGCTTGACCACCGCGTCGTGCCGCTCGGCCAGGCGGTGGAGGAAGGCCATGGGGCTTTCGTTGGTCTGGTCCTCGTGCGCCACCGGCACCGCGGCCAGCGCCGGGTCCAGCCGGGCCTGGTAGCCGTGCGCCCTCGCGATCTCCTGCACGATGGCGCCCAGCGTGGTGGCGTCCCAGGACCGCGAGGTGGGGGTGCGGAAGGGGCCCACCATGTCGGCGGCCTTGGCGGTCACCTTCAGCATCTCGGGCGGGCCGCTGTGCTCGACCTCGTCCACCAGGAAGCTGCCCATGGGCAGCATGCCGGTCTCCTCGTAGCCCAGCGACAGCTCCAGCCGGCATCCCACGCCGGGCAGCGCCACATGCTGCGCCCCATGGGCGCCGTCCGCCGGGCGCGGCCGGTCGTCGAGCTGGAGGGTGAGGCGGTCGGACTTGGCCTCCGCCTCGTCGTGGTAGGTGATGGACAGAAGGCGGTCGCGGATGTTGGCCGTGATGTCCCGGCCGTCCGCCAGCAGTTTGAAGGCAGGGCGCATGGTCACCCCCAGATCCGGACGACGCGCTGCGTCGTCCTGGCGGGCAGGTCCGGCAGCGTGATGGTGCGGCCGGCGGGAAGGACGACGCCCGCGTCGGCCAGCCCCGGGTTGGCGTCCAGCACGGCCTCCACGGCGCCGGTGCGGCTGCCGTAGTGCTTCCAGGCCACGTAATCCACCATGTCCCCGTTCCTCGTGACGTAGAGCGCGGTCATGCGCCGTCCTCCTGCTCGTCCTCGCCGTAGGCGGTCAGCTTCAGGATGAAGTCCTGCCGGCGGGGCATGCCGTCCTCGGTGAACTCCGTGGCGGTCTCGTTGACCGACAGGATGCACCAGAGGCCCAGCACCTGCCCGGTGCCGTCCACGAGATCCAGGGGCACGCCCAGGCCGGCCAGTTCCTGCATCGCCGCGATCTGCCCGAGGCCACCCATGAAAGCGGGAAAGATGGCGCCGTGCAGTTCCACCGTCTCCAGGTCCGGACCCACGAACTGGAGCGCCGGCACCCGCCCCACGCGGCTCTGCGGCACCCATCGGTAGCCCTGCGCCCGCGTCAGCGTCTGGTACGCGGCCGTTCCCACCTCGAAGCGGAAGTCGCCCAGCGCCATCATGATGCGTTCGGCCATGGCTCAGTCTCCTCCCCACAGGGCGGCGCCCGCCGCCGATTGCTGGCGCCACTGCCAGTCTTCCATGGCGCGGCGGGCGGCGCCCTCCACCTCGCGGCGGAGCACGTCGATGTCCGCCATGCCGTTCACCGTGACGGAGATCGCCACAGGGGCGCTGATCTGGTTGACCACCGCACCGCGTGCCGCTCCCACGGCCGCCGCACCCGGCGATGCCGATGCAGCCGGCACCCCGGCGACCGGCGCGGCGGAGGTCGGTGGCCCCGCGGCCGGCGCGGCCCCAGCCGCGCGGGCGGCGCCCGGCGGCGCGAGGACGCCGGCGGCGGCTCCGGCGGCGGCCGGACGGGCCGGGGCTCGGGCCACTTCGGTCACCGCCGAGGCGCCGCCGCCCGCCGGCACGGGCGGCGGCGCGCCGGGCGCGGAGATGCCCAGCGGCCCCCTCGCCCAGTCGGGCAGCCACCCCGTAAGCCCGGCCAGGGCTTCCGACAGCCAGGCGGTGAGCGCCGTCCAGCGGGACGCGATGCCGTCCCACAGGCCGCCGATCCACCCGGTCCCCAGCGCGAACAGGTCGGCGCCGGTGAAGACGCCGACCACGGCGTCCACCGCCCCGGCGAGCAGCGTTGCGGGCGAGAAGCCGGACAGCAGGGAAACGATGCCGTCGACGGCGCCGAAGAAGGCGGACGCGATGGCGTCCCACACCGCGCCGAAAAGCTCGCCCAGCGTTTCCCAATTGGCCCACACGGCGTAGGCCACCGCGGCCAGCGCCGCCACCCCCATGACGACGACGCCGATGGGGTTCGCCGACAGCACCGCGTTGAACGCCGCCATCACGCCGGTCCCGCTCCGCACGGACGCGATGAAGGTGCCGATCCCCGACACCACCCCGCCGGCGACCATGACCGCCATGGACGCGCCCACGCGGACGACGCCGGCCGCAAGGCCCGCCAGCCCGGCGGTGAGTTGTCCCACGGCCACGATCAGCTGGGCGTTCAGCGCCACGGCGACGACGATGACCGCGTTCTCCCAACCGCCCAGCCACGCGACCACGCGGCCGACGGTTTGGGCGATGCGGGAGGCGGCGCTGGCGACGTCGTCGAACACCGTGCCCAAATTCACGCCGGCCAGCTTGCCCTCGACGGCCTGCATGGCGCCGGTGAAGGCGTCGGATATTCCCTTGGCCCACGTCTGCAGGGTGCCGTCCGCCTTCCACCGGCCGATCAGGTCCAGGACGGCGTGCAGCTTGTCCTTCAGGATGTCGAACGCGCCGGCGTCGGCGATCATCTGCCCGAAGCCGGAGACGGCCTCGGTCAGCCGGGTCCACATGCCGCTCCAGGTCTGCGACAGGGTGTCCATGGCGCCGGTGTAGCCCTTGGCCTTGAACACCTCCATGACCATCGCCTGCAGGGCCTTGGAATCCGTCGCGGCGGCCTCGAAGACCCGCTGCCGGCCCTCTTGGTCGGCAACGGTGTAGGTGACCATGCCGTTCCTGGTCTCGGCGTGGCCGCCCACCATGTCCCGCAGGCGGTCCATCCGGCCGCCGGCCGCGGCGGTGAAGGCCTCGGTCATCTGCGCCACCGGCCGGCCGGTGGCTGCGGCGGCGTCGCCGACGGCCTGCAGCGCCCCTGCCCGGGCATCGATGCCGTGGGCGGTCAGCCGGATGAACGCCTCGGTCAGGTCGCCGCCGGTATGCGGGGTTTTTTCGGCGAACCCGTCGACCCACCCCAGACTTTCCTTCGCCTTGGCGCTGCTGCCCAGAAGCGTGGTCAGCATCGCCTCCTGCCGTTCGGACTCGGCCGCTCCCCGCAGGATGCCGCCGCCGACGATGCCGGCCGTGCCAGCCACGCCCAGCACGGTGCCGGCCAAGCCGGCCACCCGCCCCGCCACGGCGCCGGCACCGGCGCCCACGGCCTTGACCTGCCCTTCCAGGAAGCCCAGCCCGGCCTCCCCGCCCAGCGTCCGCACGGCGACGGTCAGCCGTTCGAACGGGGTGGCCAGCGCTGCCAACGCTTCGTTCATCGTCCGCACCGGGGCCGTCAGGCGGTCCACGGCGGACACGGTATTGGTGACGTTCCCTTCAGCCACGGCTGCCTCCGGCCACGGCCCCGCGCTCCCGCGCCAGCACGTGCCAGCGCAGCAGCTCCGGGGGTTCCATTTCGTCCATCACGTCCGGCGTCCAGCCGAACACCGCGGCGATGTCCGCCATCGCCGCCCACGCCGCGTCCGGGGCTAGGCCTGCCCCTTGCGCGTAAAACCCGCGACCACCTCCGCGATGGCCTCCAGGTCCCCGGCGTCGATCTCGTCGACCTCCTGCGGGGTCAGCTCGGCCAGGGTGGAGACCATCCACAGCGTCTTGTCGAGGTCGGAGCCCTTCTGCTTGTCCATGCGCCGCAGGTCGCCCACCTTGGGGCGGCGCAGCGTGACGTCGGTGATGGTCCGGCCGCCGACGGCGACGGGAACGGCAAGGGTAACGGTGCGCGGCCCGCCGGCCGCCCAGTCCTGCGTGTTGGTCGGATCGTACGTATCGGTCATGTCCCGGTGTCCTTTGTATGCCGGATGGCGTGGGCCTGGGTGCCCGGAACGGCACGGGCCGGCCGCGGTGTCCCGCGCCGGCCCGTGCCGTGGTCAGGGCGCCCGGGGTCGGGCTATGGCGTTCAGGGGAAGGAGATGAAGCCGCTGTTGAGGCCGATGGCGTCCCGCATGGCCTTCATCTGGTCCACACCATCGATGATGCGCACCATGTTGACGGCATCGATTTCCACCAGCGTTTCGCTGCCGACCATCAGCTTGTAGTAGGACAGTGCGCCGGTGACGGTCAGGATCGACTTCTCGCCCGGCTTCCACTTGCCGGCGTCCAAAGTCTTCCAGCCGCCGCGCATGGCGATGCTGACGGCCAGCACGTCGGCGCTGCCCTGCGCCTGGAACGCGCCGCGCACGGTGATGGGCGTGCCCGCGCTGTCCAGCAGGCCGAAGGACCGGAAGACCTCCGGCTCGAAGTCGGAGAGCACCATGGCGATCTCCATCGCCGTCAGGCCCATGTCGAGCTGCACGGGCAGGTCCATGCCGCCCGCGCGGTGCTCCACGGCCTTGATGCTCAGCTTGGGCAGCGTCACCTCGTCCACGCGGCCGGCGTAGCCGATACCGTCCATGAACAGGTTGAGGTTTTTCAGAACCCTGGGAAGCTGGATGGCCATTTACAGGATCTCCGCGATGTAGTCGTTCACGAGCTGCGAACGGAAGGTGATGTGTTCGGCCGGGTACGGCGGGGTGAAGTCGAAGTTGAAGAAGACCTTCCCCTGCGTGATGTTGGCCGGGCTGTTCAGGTCCGGGTCGGGCCAGCAGCGGCCGCCCAGGATGGCGCCCTGCGCCTTCAGGCTGCGCAGGTAGGCGTTCACGCCCTCCGTCACGTCCTGCAGGTACGTGCCGGTGATGTTGCGGTCGACCGCCCACAGGTGGGCGCGCTGCAGGCTGTCGTTGATCAGGTCGGCGGTGCGGCGGACCGACAGGAACGCCCACTTCGGATCGGCCGCGCAGGTGCGGTTGCCCCACAGGCGGAAGCCGTCCTCGCGGATGACCGTCGCCACCTCGCGCTCGTTCAGGTAGTTCGCCCGGCAGTTGGTATCGCCCAGCGTGAAGTCCACGGCGCGGACGGTGCCGACGATGCCGTTGATCACCTGGTTCGACGGGCTCCACCAGAAGCCGCGGTCGTTGTCCATCTTGGCGATCAGCCCGGCCACGCGGGCCGACAGCGGCTCGTCCACCACGGCGCCGCCGCGCACCACCTTGGCCCAGGGATCGACCACGAACACGCGGGGCGAGCCCCAGTCGCCGCGGTAGGCGATGGCGGCCGCGTCCGTCGCGTTCGGGCCGTCGGCGATGATCACCGCGCGGGTGCGCTCGGCGATGCCCAGCAACTCCGCCACCACCGGGTTGGCGACCGTGCCCAGGCTGGCGGTGGCCGTGGCGCCGGTGCCGGAACCGGAGATGGTGACGGTGGCGCTGGTGTAGCCGAAGCCCGGCTTGGTGACGGTGACGCCGGTGACGGCGCCGGCCGTGATCACGGCCTTGGCCTCCGCCCCCACGCCGTCGCCGGTGATGGTGACGGTGGTGCCGCTGGCCGCATAGCCGCTGCCGCCGGCCCCCACGGCCACGCCGGTGACGCCGCCGGTGGTGCGCTGGTGGGTGAAGCCCGGCGCGCACAGGATGCGCGGCACGACGCCCAGCGCCGTGCGCGCCGACAGCAGGGCGTGCACGCCCTCATAGGCGCCGGTGGTGCCGTTCACGCCGCCCAGCAGGTTGGCCATGGTCTCGTCGGCGTCGGACCCCTCGGCCACGCGGACGACGACGACCATGGCGCCGATCTGGTCGAAGATGCCCTCCAGCGCGGCCGGCAGGGTGCCCTTGCCGTCGCCGGTGGTGTCCAGCTTGGCCGCCTCCTGGCGGCTGCCGGCGACCAGCACGGGCGTATCCAGCGGGAAGGCCGCGGCGTCCGCGTCGGGCGCCGTGCCGACCAC